ATTTCACGAATCTTCGCGGTGCGGGAGGCGATTGCGAACAGCGATGCGCCAGCACGAACATTTGTTCCAATAACTGTGGAACGCCCTGCAATAGAATATCTAGCCATTTCAGGTTCCCGTCTTTATGAATGTGGTTCCACAATTGCGGCTGCGCTGTGCCTTCAGTTCGTCCATGTTCGCATCGGTCAGGTCCGCAAAGCCGTAGACGGACCTGCCGCTATGACCGATGTTGCGCTTGGCTTTCTTCGCGTTGCCAAAGATCAGCACAGCAAAGCGAAAGGCGGTGTCGTAGTCGAGCGAGAAGGCGTTGTTCCCAACAGTCACTTCAACTGTCGGGCCGTTGGCCTTCACGCTCAGAACGCAGCGCGGTGTTAAGGATTCGACGATCAAGCAAACACCCAGTCGAGTGCGCCGATTGCGAACTGCGGATTCACGCCGTTGTTGATGACAAGATCGTTTGCCAAATCCTGATGCAGTCGCAGGACGCTGCCGGTGTCGATGAATCCCAACCCCATATGCACAACCGTAACCGGGCCACCCGCCGTCATTTCGCCGAACTGGATCAGCGCGGCGTTATCTGCGGTAGCGCCCGTGACGGTCCAACCGGCAGAGCTTCGCGCCTGCGTCGGGCGGGCGTATGTCGTGTACGCAGCTTCAGTTTGAGTCAACGCCGTGCTGGCGTCGGTGAGTGCCACAGTGGCTAACGCCAATTGCGTGCTTCCTGGTGCCACCGTGGCGCGTAGTCCGCCCGCGTCCCCAACGTCGGTAAGTGCCGTGGTGTTGAAAAGGAGAAGCGCCAGTGCGTTCTCAAAGCCGTCTGTCATGGAAGCCATTTAATTTGATTCCTCTATCGTTCCAATAAGTTTTCCACCGATCCGTTCCACCACCACCTGCTTGCGCTTGGGTGGGTCTTGCACAACCACCTGGGGCTGTGTCCGTGCCTGCATCTCAGCTATTACACCGGCAGCCTGCACCATAAACTGTGCGGCCTGCTGCTGGAGTTGTGCGAGGGCTTCTGTTACCTGCGATGACAGCGCATCGCGGTCTGACTGCACTTCCTTGCCTCCCTCATCGGTTCCAGCCTTGGCCTGCTGTAGCATGAAGTCGGTTTCGCGCTTGGTGAGTTCGGCCAGAATCTTCTGGTATTCGGTCTGCATCTTGGCAGCCTGAACCTCCAGATCAGCCTTGGCCTTCTCCACCTGCGCCTTGTCAGTCTCGGCCTCAGCCGACGCCTGCTGCGCCTCAGCCCCAGCCTGCTGCACCTGTTGACCCATCTCCTGTACCTGCGCCATCGCCTGTTCGGCCTGCTGCATGGCTGCTGCGACCTCTGGCGGCAACGGCTTGCCTTCTGCCTCGGCCTGCTGGATCGGCGGCGGTAACATCAGCTTCAGGCGGTTGGCGATCTGTTCCGAGTACGGCAAATCGGTGGCCTTGAATATCAGGTCTCCGACAATGCCAAACAGGGCCGGATTGGCGTTTGCCATCTTCCAGTAGGTCTCTGCCGCCTCTTGACGTTGCGTGCTGTAGGACGGACCCACCGTTACCGTAACGTCATACTTGCCGCGTGACAGGTCGTTGACTACCGCGCCGGAGGCATCCGGCTGGTTGACTTGCACATACTTCTCAGCGCCGTCACGCCCGAGAATCCTGACCGCCCGCTGGGTATCGTAAATCTTCGGGATCAGGTCAATCAGGATTTCCCATGTCCTGAGTACGCCCTTGGAGATGTTGTCCTTGTAGTTGAATACCGCGATCTCGCCTTGTTCTGCGCGAGCGCGTATAGCAACCCCAGAGGTCTCGTTGGAACGCTGCCCCAAGGATGAATCAAAGATGCCGGTGACGTGCTTGATGTCCTCTGAGGAAATCTGCATTTCCTGAATCAGCGCCATCGGTACGTCAGCACCCTGCATCCGTGCCGGAGGACCGGGAGCCTGCGGGTCAGGGTTGTAAACCAGGAACGGGTAGTTCTTTTTGTGCGCTTCCGCCCACTTCTCTGTCTGACCCTGCGCCTGAGTTCCGGTAGTCCACCATTTAGCCTGCGGGGCGAGTGCGACGGTCTCAGCGGCAAGGGTACGCGAATAGTTGTAGCTACGTTGCGCGTCTTTGGCAAAGCGGGTCAGGCCGAACCAGTGATGCTTGCCGTCGATGACAACGCTCTCGCCATAGACCATGATGAACGGGAATTCTTTGCCAGCCCAGTCGGCCTCCTGTAGAATCGCGCTACCAGAGGCAATGCACATCTTGATGACGCTGGACTCTACCTGCCGACTCCTGACAATCGGTATCCCGAGCGCCTCCAGGGCCGCTACAGACTGCGCATCTGCCGCATCGACAGTACGCCCGTCAGCGGTCAGCAGCAGGGTCTTGACAACCGGCTCTCGATACCAGTATTCGACGATCCTGACGTTTTCCTCGTCTACCCAATCTTCCTCGTCATCATCGTCAAATTCCGTATCGGACTGAAAGTCAATCACCTCGGCTTTGGGCCAACGCTTCTCAAAAGAGGTCTTGCTGATGCGGGAGGTCAGAATCCAGTAACGCGCATCGCGCTTTAGCGGGTCTTGCGAGGCCGGATCAGCATATAGACAGAACGGGTTCCTGATATTTTCAATGCTGATGTCCTGCTCAAACGCAGAGTCGTCCGCATACTTGACACTGACCCGCCATGCGCCCATGCCCGCCCCGACCTGATACTCGGCAGCGTGGTCGATGACCGTATCGCCATCCGAGACATTCCAGATGTTGCGGATCAGACCCTCAAAGGTTTCAGCGGTGGCGACATCGCCTTCCTCGGTGCCCCTGACCTTGCCAGAGGGCCGGTTAGCCCGCATGTCGTTCACCACCCGCTTGATGGTGACGCGCAGCTTGTTGAACTCGTAACAGGGCCGGTCGCCGCGCTCCTGCTTGGTGAAGTCCTCCCACTGCTCGCCAGGGACGTTGACGAACTTCAGGTCCGACATGCCCTCACGGCGATTGTCACGGTCAGCGTCAGAACATTGCTTCATCCGCTCACGGATGAGAACCAGCTTTTCTTTCTTCTCTTTCTTAGTGGGCATAGACCCCAACCCTGCGGAAGCCCGCATAGGGGTCCAGAATGATGTTGGTAGCAGACATATCGTCGGCTGAAATCACGGCGTATCTCACCATGTCGGCAGGATGCGAAGCATCGTCATGCAAAGGCGATCCGGGCTCGTTAGTCGTGACATTGATGACCCTTTTATAGCGTTTGAGTCCGTCGATGATCTTCTTGTTATCGCCGGTCTCGTTGTCGATCCACAGGCGGGCAAACGTCTGCCTGACCGCCTTGATGCCAGCCTCGATGCCGACATCTGGGACGATCCTGACATCCCTGCCAAGCCGCCTCAGGAGAACCTCTGCACTCTCACCCGTTTGGGGGTTTTTATGTTTGCCGTCATGCGGGAGGAAATCGTGCCCCCAGCGATAGCCGCGCCCCACAAGGCTTGCCACGATGTCTGAATACTTGGTATGGGATACGATGATACTGTCGATGAGCATGAGCCCCTGCGGACTCCTCTGCCACATTCCAATAACCATCGCGTCGTTCCATCCGAGGTCCCAGACACAATGAACGGGCAGGGTGGGATCGTACTTGATTCGACAGTAGCGTCGGTCATGCCGGAGTTGAGCAATCTCTTGAGCGTATATCGCACCTTCGACCGCTGCCCGACACTTGCCTTCCCAGATGTTGTCGTAATCGTCCTGAGTCCTTAGACCGAGCCCGACCATCTTGAGGAATTCTTGGCGCTCTTTGTTGAGGACTTCCGGGAACCACGGGTTGTCGCGCCACGACATGAACACTGCTTTCGCACCCGAGGGCGGGTTTTCGACGAAGCGGACGTAGGTTTCGTCGGTGTCGAGTTCCGGGTTGAGGCTGATCCAGATTTCCGAACTTTCTTTACGGATTGTGGGTAATAGAATGTCCCAAGATCGTCTACTAACCTTATGGGCTTCTTCGACCCAAACCACGTCAATTCCCTCAAACGACTTGATAGAGTCTGAAGTTTGATCCGACAGGCCAGTAAAAATGAATTGAGTGCCATATTTCCCGCGAATCTCGTTTTGGTTGACCTTGTAATCAGAATCGAGCTTCAAAGCGTCTACTTGGTCGCTCAACAGCTTGTGTACCGAGTCCTTGATGGACTTCTGTACCTCTCTAGCACACAACACCCGTAACGGCTTCTCAGCGCCCATGATGAGCAATGCGCGAGCAAATCCCCAGGACTTCGCCCCGCC